AGAGCTATTAAACAGCACTTTAATTGTCAATGTGTTTATTGCGGAAAATTTTATGAAGAACATGAACTTACACTTGATCACGTCAAACCTCGTTGCAGAGGTGGGGAAGATCTTACAACAAATGTTGTCTCCTGTTGCAGAGCGTGCAACCAAGGCAAAGGTAGTAGTCATTGGCTCAGATGGTGTCGAGAGACATTTGGAAACAGACCTGAGCGCGAACGAATTATAAGCGAACACATCGCTGCTTAATTAATACACCCACGTATATTTATCGCCCCGCAAGGGGCTTTTTTAATGGCTGGAAGAAAAAAACTTAAATATTCTGCTAAGTCAGAAAGTTCTAAAATAAAAAAAATTATAGATGCATTTGAACTTGAAAATCCAGAATTAGAGGATTTGCCACTTGAATACAGAAAACTATACGATAAAGCTAGAAGAGCAGATGTTGATGCTGGTATTCAGCCTGTAGATTATCAATGGAAAGGAAATCCTTGGACTACATGGAGTGGAGGTAAAAATAACTCTCCTAAAGCTATAGATAGAGTGCACTATAATTTACAACAAAAGATAACAAAGGCTAAGAGCTCTGGAAAATTTATAGAGCTAGAAGAGTATCTTAAGCATCCTTCTTTAAAAGATGATCCAGAATTAGCTAAACAGTTATTTGAACATAATAATCAAAGTATAGCTAGGATCTCTAACAAATCTAATAAGAAAATACATAACGATCATATATCACCAAAATCTAACCCTGAATATGGTTGGGAAGTAGGACGAAACAAACAATTACTAGGTGATAAAGATAACATAGTTAAAGGAAATAAAGCTCCCTCTGAAAAATTGATGCAAAGATTGGGTATCGGTAAAACTAAGTCGGAGCAAATAGATTTACTTAGATCAAGTCCTTTAAATCCTGATACAGGAACTAAATACACACCTAGAGAAGTTAGACAACTAGTCTCTGAAGATATAGCAGTACCTTTTACAAAGGGTATGGGAGATTCACAGAAAGCACTTGCTCTTACCCAGACTGCTAACAAAAAGTACACCAATACTAAAGTCGTTGATAGAACCAACGGCAACGGCAACGGCAACGGCAACGGAAAACTAAACGGTAAGAACGGTAAAAATGGTTTTAGCAGAAAACTAAACGGTATTGGTGCAAGGAAGATTGATAGCGCACTTAATTTAGCTTTAGCAGTAAAGTCTGGTAACTATGGTGGAGCTGCTGTAACTGGAGCTACATTAACCGCCGGAGAATTGCTAAAAAGTAAGTCTGGTCAGAAAGCTATTGCTACACAAATAGCTAAGATAGCAGCTAAGCGTGGTGGTAAAACAGCCCTAAAACTTATACCCGGATTAGACGTATATATATCAGGTAGAGAAGCGTGGGATTATGCAGCTCAAGGTAAATTTGACCAAGCTGGTATTGCTGCTTTAAGTGGTGCTATAGGTTGGATACCTGTTATTGGAGATGGAGCTTCAGCAGCTTTAGATTTATCTAATACTGGTATTGATATCTCTCGTGGTGCTCTTAACCTCGAAAATGATACGAAACCTAATAAAAAGCGCGTCAGACGTACGAAACTATAACTTATACACATTCGTATATGAACGAACAATTAACCGCCTTACAGGGCGATTTCAAGCTGTTTCTGCAAGCTTTGTGGAATCAGCTAGATCTCCCTTCTCCAACGAGGGCACAATATGCAATTGCAGATTACTTGCAGAGTGGTCCCAAGCGACTACAAATACAGGCGTTTAGGGGAGTTGGCAAGAGCTGGATTACTGGTGCTTTTGTTTTATGGACTCTATTTAATAACGCGGAAAAGAAAATAATGATAATTTCTGCCTCGAAGGAACGAGCAGACAACATGAGTATCTTTTTACAGAAACTAATTATCGAAACACCATGGCTTTCTCATTTACAACCGAAGTCCGACGATGCAAGATGGTCGAGAATAAGCTTCGATGTGAACTGCTCACCCCACCAAGCACCAAGCGTAAAGTCGGTGGGTATAACTGGTCAGCTCACCGGAAGCCGCGCCGATTTAATGATTCTCGACGACATAGAAGTTCCCGGTAACTCAATGACCGAGCTAATGAGAGAAAAACTCTTACAGCTATGTACTGAAGCCGAATCAATATTAACGCCACATGACACAAGTCGAATTATGTATCTGGGTACACCTCAGACAACCTTTACTGTTTATAGGAAACTATCAGAGCGTAATTATCGTCCTTTTGTCTGGCCGGCACGATATCCCAAAGATGTAACCCAATACGAAGGTTTAATAGCACCCCAACTACAGGAAGATATAGACAATGGAGCAGAATCAGGACAACCTACAGATCCAGACAGATTTGCCGACGACGATCTACTACAAAGAGAGTCAGCTATGGGAAGGAGCAACTTTATGCTTCAATTTCAACTCGATACATCCCTTAGTGATGCTGAGAAGTTTCCTCTTAAAATGGCTGATCTTATCGTTACTAGCGTTAACCCTACTACTGCACCCGAAAACGTTGTTTGGTGCTCAGATCCCAGAAACATCATTAAAGACCTCCCCACCGTGGGACTCCCCGGAGACTATTTCTATTCACCTATGCAACTGCAAGGCGAATGGTCTGAATATTCAGAAACCATTGCAAGTGTTGACCCCTCCGGTAGGGGTTCAGACGAAACCGCTGTTGCGTATCTATCCCAAAAAAACGGGTTCATCTATTTGCATGAAATGCGTGCATACCGGGATGGGTACAGCGATAGTACCTTGCTCGACATCCTCGCGGGATGTAAAAAGTACAATGCTACCTCGTTGGTTGTCGAAACAAACTTTGGAGACGGAATTGTAAGTGAGCTATTTAAAAAACATATTCAACAGACAAAACAAAGGATCTTTATTGATGAAGTTCGAGCAAATGTTAGGAAAGAAGACAGGATCATTGACTCTCTTGAACCAATACTTAATCAGCATCGTCTTATTGTTGACCGTGGGGTTATTGATTGGGATTACAAATCAAACCCAGACAGTCCTCCTGAAAATCGACTCCTCTACATGCTCTTCTATCAGATGAGCAGAATGTGCCGAATGAAGTTCGCTGTAAAACACGACGACAGATTAGACTGTCTAGCCCAGGGGGTTAAATACTTTACAGATGCACTATCTATATCAGCACAGGAACAGATCAACCTACGTAAAGAACAAGAATTTAAAGACATCCTTGAAGGTTTTATCGATGACCCTCAATCCATGACCAACCATCTAGTTATGGGAATGGATGTTAACCAAAGACAACAAGCTAGAGGTAAGGGAGGGAGATCTACTCCAACTTACTTCTAGACTGAACCGTTACCTATACAGGGGAAGGGTGGACCCTTGTAGGGGACCTTCGGGTCCCTTTTAATAAATATCCGTGAAAGATATTACTTTAAAACACATACTCCCACCTACCTTTAACTATATATGAACTGTTATTCATGTAATACCCCTTTGATATGGGGAGGTGATCACGATACGGAAGAAGATAGTGAACATCTAATAGAAACTAACCTAAGTTGCCCAGAATGTAAGGCACTTGTAATCGTATATCACTCATAATGCCTAAACTTAAACTTGAAATTTTTAGAAAGCTATACAAGAGTCTGAAGACTCCTTGGAAACCACTCAACTGGCTAATACTGGGTTACTTGATTGGTTGGGAAGAAAGATATATAAACTATAAGTCAAAGAAAGCCGTTGACGATGCAATAGAAGACTACATGGTAAACCATCCGCCTGAAGTCTACGAAGCAGTAATAAAAGAACATGAGGATGGATCACTATCCATAGGTAAAGAATATGAAGATCTTCCTTGATTCAGCGGAAGTCGATGAAATAAGTAAGAGAGAACTAGGTCTTATAAGTGGTGTTACCACAAACCCTACTCTTATAGCTAAGTCTGGACGTAAACCACATGATGTTTACTGTGAATTACTAGCTAGAGGCATACCTGATCTAAGTATTGAGGTAGAAGGTGAGTATTTTGATGAGTTGATAGCTAATGGGCTAGATGCTTCTAATAAATACGGAGAAAGAGCAACTATTAAGCTTCCTACTACTGTTGATGGGCTGAAAGCCTGTAAATACCTCACCACCCAGACAATAAGAGTCAATATGACCTTAGTGTTTAGTGTGAGTCAAGCAATACTCTGTTCATTAGCTAATGCAACGTATGTTTCGCCTTTTGTGGGGAGATTAGATGATAATGGTCATGATGGTGTCGGACTTATCCGGGATATTGCCAAAGTGTTCATGATTCAACGCTCGCAAACGCGGATATTGGCAGCATCCCTTCGCTCTGCTCAGTCTGCTGCCAACTCTTTTGCAGCTGGTGCTCATATATGTACCTTACCTCCTAAAGTCTTTGACGATATGCACAGACATGTGCTCACAGACAAAGGATTGTTCCAATTCAAACAGGATTTTGAGTTACATGGGTAATCTTGGTATAGAGATACTCTTCTGGACAGTACTTACTCTTTATGTACTGATCCGGGTAGGGGTCCTTAAAAAATGACATAAATTTCTGAAGCCTATTACGAAGGGGTACGTACGCGCGATTCCCCCCATAGCCCCCCATGAAAACCGCTCGGTAGATTAGTCATCTATCGAAATCCTAGTCATAGCCTGATTTTTGGCGGGATAACACGT